CAACAGGACTGACAACAGGAATTGAGGCGAATGTGGATCGACGAAACAGCGAACGAGCATCATTTACGGACATGGATTAAGCATTGCCCGGCGATGAAACTCGTCAGCACTTTGGATGGTCAAATTTTGTGGGCAAACTCATCGTTTTGTGATTGGTCACAATACACTTTGACGGAGTTGAGGCGGCTCACATGGATGGCAATCAGCGTACCTGACAAGAGTTTGGAAGCTGATGTCGAGGAAGCAAGAAACCTCGATGCGTATAATCCAACGTACCAAGTAAAAAAACAATACATCCCCAAAGGTGCTAAGCCGGAGTGGGGCCAATTGACAGTAATGAGATATCCGCTTAGTGGTCCGATTGAATGTTGTCTTTGCACATGGGAGCCCCTAAAAAATGGTACGGCGGCAGCATTCACTCAAGCGATGGAAAACTATGGTGAGATCACCAAGAGGCTGGAATCGATGACCACGGAAATCAGGACAGTGACGACGCAAACGGATGAGGACAGATTTATTCTTGGGACGATTCGAATGGTGCAGCGACACCCCAAAATGGCAGCGGCGTTCGTGGCGTTCGCACTGTCAATTTTTGGGCTGAACAATGTCGTGGAATTGTTGCAAAGAACAGGAATCGTGAACCTGCCTGTCAAGGTAACGATGCAGGAACAAGTCGGACAGTAAACGCGGACTCGTTGATCCGCTGTTGATTTGGAAAACATTATGAGTCGTGACCAGATACTGCCAATCCCCGAAAAAATCTACCTGCAGGTCGCCCTGTCAGGTAATGGGCAGGCTATTGCGTCTGGTGCGAAAAAGGGCGTCGTTCCCATCCCAGTAGCAGGCACGATCACAGCATTCCGCGTTGATTGTGATCCAGCAAATGAGCCATCGGTTGCGGCAATTCAGGTCGATCTAAACAAGGTGGACCGCAGTACGGGTACAGCAACAAGCGTTTTGTCGTCCGTTGCAAGCATTGCAACAAGTGCCAACGTGAGCACGGGCGGGGCCATCAGCGGTACGCAGACAGTCACAGCCGCCGACATCTTGACGTGCGACATTGACCAAGGCAGCGACGGCAAAGAGCTGGTCGCGACGATCGAAATAACCCCATAGGATTACAGAAAATGGCAGTCAATGAGACAACCGGAATTGATCCTGTCGTTGACAGATTCGTCATTTGGCGAGCGTCAATGCAGCAATACACAAACATGAACGCCACATGGCCGCGAACCGATGGCGGTCAGATCGTTGGTGCGAATCCAGATTTTGAATACTACAAGAAAGTCGATGCGGCACAGCCTGACGTTGACCATCGATACACGATCACGTCGGAATTCGGCAAGACAGCAATCACTCCGACTCCTGCAGTCGGGTTGCCACAGGGCACGTATTCTGCTCAGTATTCGCTTGTGAAACGCGAGTTGTCTGAGTTGCTGGCACAGATCGAAACCGAGTACCAGCGGCAGGTGCGATTGCAGTTTCCTGAAACGGAAAACCCGTCAACGATCGTGAACGTGGGCGGAATCCTGATCAAACAGCAGTCAGGGGCGGTGTTAACGGAGGCAGAAACCGCGACGCTGGCTGCGTTCGTCGCAGTACGAGACAGGATCGTGTTGTTGGCCGTGCGACGGCAAGAACTGATTGACGCAGCAACTGCCGATGCAGATTACGACCTAACCGTGTGGCCGGTGCTGTAGTGACTCCCGGCTTCGCAAAGCAACGGTCTGAACTGCCGTGGCTTCCTTATGAAAGTTTAGACAGAGTGATTATCAACAGTCACAACTTCAATCCGTCGTATCTCTATCCGTCACTGCGAACGACTCCGCCAGTGCTAGGATACTATCCGCGATTTGATGCCGGTGCGGCCGCAACGGATCAGTTCACCGCAGATGGATCACAAGACGGCACGCTGCGAAACGGAGCAACGCGAGCGGATAGCAGTGGGCTGGCGTACTCATTCACCGCAGCCTCTTCGCAGTACATCGACTGCACAGTGCCAAGCGGGTTGTCGGGGGCTACAGATTGCACGATAGCGTTTTGGGCAAAAAAAGCGGCAACAGGCGATGATCTGGCAATAGGCACTCGAATCGCCTCCACAAGCGGTGTGTGGCTTCAGTGGTTTTCAGATAATGTTTTGTATTTTTCGCCAAGAAATGGGGGTTTTTCGAGCGCCGCAGCCTCCGTCACATTTTCAACCGCGTGGAGGCATGTGTGCGGAGTTAAGCAGGGCACGAATATCAGAGCCTATATTAACGGTGCATTGATCGCATCAAGCACAGGACCGGCAAACCTGCCATCATTATCAGTGTTTAACATTGGTCGCCTCGAGACGGGTGGTTTTTATTCGAATGGGCTTATTGATGATCCTCTGATCTTCACTAGAGCACTTGACGCAACAGATGTCGGATATTTGGCAGCACAACGCGGAGCGATCTACGCGACAGCGTAAGGACATAATTGATGACCACACAAACAGCAGTTCTTGCGGCACAAACGGGGCTAACGCTCACGGCAAAATTGTTCACACTGGCGGCCCCGGATACGACCGCATTCACGGCTGATTCCGTGACCGAGCGAACGAACGCCAAAGGGCAGTACGTTGCGTCATTCGGTGAGGCGTCTGCAATCAGCGGTGATCACACGTTGATTCTGTTTTCAGGGACGCGTCCAGTTGCTATCGGGTATCGGACGTTCGCTGGGACTGATGCGGAAGTCGCAACCGAGTCACCAGCAACAGTGGAACTGGACTCCGCTAGTCGTTTGGCAATCTGGAATACACTGACCACAGAAACATTCACAGCAAACTCATTTGGTGATCTGCTAATCATCAGCGATGGCACGAACGGCAGAGAGGTAAAGGTCACTGGGGCAGGTCACATTGCTGCCGATATCCACGATGTGCAACCTGATGGGCTGAGTGGTAGTACGGAGATTGCCAACATCCAAAACGCATCGGGCTATCTGCTGGCTGTTCTGGCCGGAGCATGTGCAGATCCGCAGACAGCCAGTGAGACTTACGCAATCACGGTCTTCGGAAGCACGTTTACGGTGGATATGGCAGGGCAGACATCCACTGGAACAAGGACAGCTCCAACGCTGACTAAGGTCTAGCCATGAGCACGGGAAGATACTCACAAAGAGGATGGGCGTTTCAGAGTTTCGCGTTTAGGACGTGGGGGCTGGCTGGGGCGGATGGTGGTGCGGTCACGCCGGGAACACAGGAACGGATCAGCATCGAGGCAACCAGCAAACGTAGAGCAGCGGTTGAGTTAACGTCGCGAAATCGAGCAAGCGTGGAAGCGACAAGCAAGCGAAGACTTGGAGTTGAGGTGTAAGCATGGCAGCAAAACAAACGGCACCGAGGCGGCGAGTCGGCGACACATTGACGCCATTGTATGCCACCATTCAGCAGCGGGACACGAGTGGCACGTTGGCCGCCTACAACCTTACTGGCAAGACCGTCAAGTTCAAGATGATCAACGCCGCCGATGGGACGACAAAGATTGCTGAGACGACAACCGGGGTGACTGTCGAAACGGCTGCCAGTGGGACCGTTTACTATGATTTTAGTGATGCCGGTTGTGATGCGGCTGGCAAGTTTTGGGGATCGTTTGTCGTGTATTCATCGACAGAAACGGACACGGCACCAGCAGAGCAGAACGGGCTGGTGATCCTGTTCGATTCGGCTACCCAGACGGGCGAGCAGGCTTTTGACGAGGCGACGAATTGAGGGCGGCGATGTCAAGAAAAATGAGAACGCGAATTTGTCAGGTATGCGGTAAGTCGCACGAGGTGTTTGCGCACATGCCTGATGGGAAGTTCGGCGTGTTTTGCTCGCCAGAATGCAAGACGATCAACGCGCAAAACATTCGCGGAAAGGCGTGCGTGATATGCGGCACCATGTTCGTTGCTCCAAGTGTTAAGGAATACGAAACGCGGGCGTGCTGTTCAAGAAAATGCAGCGGGCAACATAAGAGCCAGAGGACACACAAGCCTACATGTTTGACCTGTGGTAAGAAAACGAAATTAAGTTCATCAAAATACTGCTCTACTGACTGTAGTAATTCTAGGCATAACAAAAAGCTCGTTCGCGGGGCTGTTGCTCCAGAGAAAATTGAAGCCGCTTTCGTTTCCGCGAAAGAGGGCGAATGGGATAAGGCTGTTTCACGATCAATGAAAGTACTGAATAACAAGCCCGGTAATAGAAAGGACGAAGACGGATGGCTCAAGCGAATCAATGCAGGACTAAGCAGCCTGAATACCAGGCGAAGGAGAGAGCAACGCGAAGTGAGTTAAAAGCACTGTTGGTATTTCAGCAGTATTGCTGCTCGTTGTCTGGCTTGCCATTGACGCCCGAGACAGCGGAGCTTGACCACATTACATCATTACGCGATGGCGGCAATCACACAGTAGAGAATTTGCAGTGGCTGCATCGTGATGTTAATCGAATGAAAACGACAATGAAGCAGTCACGATTTGTGGCAATGTGCAGGCTCATAGCGTCGTCGCAAAACGAAGATGCAGAGGAACATTTTTGATAGGTTCTCCCGAGGGTGGCATCGGGGATACCACACACGCCGCCAAGTTCTTTAGAGATAATGTTAATGACAGGGGAGGGGGCGGCCAGTGGCGACGAAAGCCAAGAAAAAACAACGCAGTGACTCTCGCCACGCTGCGAGGCAGGAACGGAAGAAATCAACCGCAGCTGCCAGCCCTGTTCTGAGAGTGCAGGGAGAGGGGTTTTTGTGCGAGCCCTCAGAGATCCCCAAAGACTTGCGATTGCTCGAACGTGCAGTGATTGAAGAATTCCCAGTCACAGCAGAAATGATGAGAACGAGCGTTGAGCGGCTCGAAGAGATTAAGACCACGAAGACATTCACGATCCCCTGCGGTGAGGGCGTGTTTGAGAGTGAGGCTGTTGCTGCGGGGCTGTCACTAAAGGCGATCGAGATTCAAAACAAGATGATTGAATCCAACATTAAGCGAAGAGCGCAAGCAACTAAGACGACTCCGCAAACGACAATCAACGTCGGGGTGAATGTTGACAACCGAACTGACGAGCGACGAAATCAGCTTATTGCTCTTGGCGAGCGATTTAGAGCAGCAAGCGTTTTGGTCACGGATTCCACCGGAACAGATTGATTATGTGATTGGGCAGATTGCTCGACATGGCGGCGGCCGGACTGGTGCTGATTATGCGGCACAGCAATCGGCAAGAGTGTCTGCAATTCAAAACGCAAAAACAGCAGCGAGCCAGGAGATCGGGCCGCTGCCAGAGATCGCGAATCCACAACGCCGCGAACGATGCGCGGCCGACAACCTGCTATTTGCCGAAACATATTTCAAACCGACGTTCTACCTTCCGTGGGCACCTTACCAGCGGGCAATGATGGATCGCTTTCAAGAGGTTATTTTCTCAGGCGGGAAAGAAGCTCACGCTGTTCGGCGCGGTGGGCTGAAATCGACCTGTGCTCGTGTTGCAACGATATGGGCAGCGGTCAACGGACATCGCAAATTCCCGGTCTTGATCGGGGCGACGGACGATAAAGCAAACGAACATCGGGAGAACTTCTTCAGTTTGCTGGCGTCATCGCCGACGCTTTTGGATGATTACCCGGAACTCACTCCGCTCCTGCTAAAACTCCGACAGCCGAAACGCCAGTTTCGACTGAATGGCAGACCGCTGACATTGAGCCACAAAGACGAACGAGGCCGAATCGTTTTTCCTGATATTCACGACGCTCCCTCTTGTCAGTGTCACATTGCCCCATACTCGGTCAACTCCACAGACGTTTCCGGGCTGTCCTATGTCGATCGTTTTGGCGTCACTATTCGTCCGGACCTGCTTGCATTCGATGACGTTCAGACGCCTCAGACGGCACTGTCTCCATCTCAGACCGAACAGCTTGAAGACCGGATTACGAAGACATTTGGCGGGCTTGCGGGCCTCGGTCAAAAGATGGCTCAGATCATGGTTTGCACTGTGCGCGAACCTGATGATCTCACTATCCGATTCTTGAATCGAGAACGGCACAAGGACTGGCACGGCAAGGTTTATCCGTCCGTCTTGCGAATGCCGGACAGAATGGACCTGTGGGACTCCTACGCCGCAAAACTGGGGCAGGGAGCCACACCGGACGAGGGAAAGAAGCTCGCCCAAGAATTCTACCTGCAGAATCGGGCCGCGATGGATGCGGGCGGCGTGATTGCGTGGGAACACGATAAGTTGCCGGAGGAGCTGTCTGCTCTGCAGTCACTGATGACGATCCGAGCACTTGACCCGGAGTTTTTCCGGAAGGAGATCCAGCAAGAGGGCGACGCGCCGGTCAATACGAGCGGGCTGAAATTGGATTCGCAAACGCTGATGAATCGGCTTTCTCATGTCCCGCGGGGCACGATGCCAGCGGAATCGAGCTATCTGACGGCGTTCATTGACTCCTCGGATCAGGTTTTGTGGGGGATGGTGCTTTCGGTCAATTCAGATTTCAGCGGGTCGATCGTCGATTACAGAACGTGGCCGGATCAGGGCAGGCCAATCTTTTACAAATCGGATCTGGTGCGGACTATTGGGCAGGAGCTTCCCGGCAAGTCATGGGAAGAGGCTTTCGTTCACGCTCACAATCAGTTCGAGGCCGAGTTGTTCGCGGACTTCCCGGATCTCGACATCATGCTGAAAGACTGGTCGGACGGCGGTCAGATGCCGCTGATTCGTTCGCAGATTCAGTCGAGCAAAGAACGCTCACGGATGCGGCCATCGAAGGGGTTTGCCATCGCTGCGGGTCGAAAGCCAATTCATCTGTGGGGCGATCCGGTCAGAGACAAGTCAGGAACTGGATGGATTGAGCGACGATCGGATACACCAACGCACGTCCAGTTCGACGCAAACCTGATGAAGAGCTTCGCCAGTCGCCGCCTACTCACCGCGGTCGGTGCTCCTTCTGCGATCGTTCTGCCTGGCACTGAAGAGCGAAGCAACAGACTTTTGGCTGAACACTTTACGGCTGAGACTCCAAAGGAAAAAGCAATTGACGGTGCGAAGTCGATCGTCTGGGCACAGAACGTTGGGCGTGATAATGACTGGTGGGACACCTTCGTTGGGTGTCTCGTGGGTGCCTCTGTTTTAGGATGCAAGCTAAATGGCGATAGCGGAACAAAGAAAGAGATTAGAGCGTTCGCACTACCAGGAGGGGCGCGACGTGGGTGAGTTCAAATTGCCGGGAAGCGGGTTAAAGTGCGACAAGTGCGGCGGGGAATTGCCGAACGTCGCACACACGAGGAAGACTGTGGGAATGATCATCCGAGAGCGTCGGTGCGTGAAATGCGGCGAGCTGAACAAAACTCTCGAAAGAGTTATCAGCGGTTATGGGCGCGGAACTTTTTCAGGTCCGTGCGAGTGAATGGCATTAGCGCCACACAACCCATCGACAACTCCTGACATCTAATCGACACTAACCAACGTCAAACCATAACTAGGTTTCACGAGGCTTATCAGTGTCAGCAATTTCCGATCAACTCGCCGCCGAAGCGTTGAAGGCTCAGACCGTCAGCAATGATGGTGTGACTGTCTCACGTCGTTCGCTCACGGAGTTGATGGAATACGAAAAGCATCTTGCGGCCAAAGCTGCAACTGCCGACATGGGGGCAACCGTTCGCGGGATGTTCTCCAAGATCGTCGCACCGGGGGGCCACTAATTATGTGGCCATTCACCCGCAAGAAACACAAGCCGATTGAGGTTAACGCAAAGTTCGACCTCGCGCAAACCACAGCCGACAACCGCAAGCACTGGGCTGCTGCTGACGGGCTTTCCGCTCGTGCCGCAATGTCTGCTGCTGTTCGTCGCGTCGTTCGCATTCGCTCACGATATGAGGCCGAGAATAACTCGTGGTATGCCGGTATTCTTCGCACTGCCGTCAATCATATCGTCGGCAATGGCCCACGATTGCAGTTGTTGACGGCATCGCCCGAAGCGAACGCACGGATTGAAAAAGCGTGGCGGCAATGGGCCACGAAGATCGATCTTGCCGACATGCTCCGCACGATCTGCGAAGCGTATTGGCGAGACGGCGAAGTCTTCGTGATGCGAGCCGACCGGCCGCAAAACTGGCCGCTGACGTTGGACATTCGCACAATTGAAGCCGATCAAGTTGCGAATCCTTGGGCGTCGTCAGTTTACAACGATCCGTTCATTGACGACGGCATCCGGTTTGACCGATCGACGAACGAGCTTGAAGTTTACGTTTACAACCACCATCCGGGCGGCAACGTTCCGCTGTCAACGATGGACGGTAATTGGTATTCATCAAAAGAAGTTTTGCACCTGTTCAGGGCTGATCGTCCAGGACAAACACGCGGAATTCCACGGGCAACGCCAGCACTCCAGACGCTGCCAATCATGCGACGGCAGGAACTAGCAACGCTCTACTCCGCCGAGACTGCCGCAAACTTTGCGATGTATCTCAAGAGCAACTCACCAAGCCTCGATCCGTCATCGTCGCCAGCCGACTTTGCCGAAATCGAACTGACTCGAAACATGCTGACGACGCTCCCCGCAGGATGGGAGATCGGACAAGTCGAACCAAAACAGCCGGGGCCACTCTACGAAATGTTCCAACGACAGGCTCTGCAGAGCTTCAGTCGTTGTACAAACATGCCTTACACGCTGGCAGCAGGCACTGGCAAAGACGCAAATTTCAGTTCCTTCAAAGGCGACATGAAAAATGTATGGGAGCCTGAAGTCCAATGTGAGCAAAGCCGGATTGAATGGTCCATCATTGAACCTGTCTTTCGTTGGTTCCTTGAATCAGCCATTTACGTTCCGGGCCTGCTCGATGGCCTCCCGTCAATCAACCAGATTGATCATCGCTGGCATTGGCCACCACTTCCAGAACTTGACGCAGTGGACTCAGCGAACGCCGCTGCAATTCGATTAAGCACAGGCCAGAGCACTCTGACGCAAGAGCACGCACGACGCGGGCAAGACTGGGCGACAGAAGTCGCTCGGGCTGCGGATGACTTCGGGATTGATGTTCTGACTTACAAGCGGGCTTTGTTTGCAAAAACGTTCGACTCAGCATCGTCAGCACCAACATCAACAACACTCACGACCGGCACGACCGCAGTCGCAGATACGGCGATGAACGGAGCGCAAGTCACGTCTATCGTTGAAATCATTTCGCAGGTCGCTGGCAGAGTCATTCCGCCAATCTCCGCGAAGGCGTTGATTCGATCCGCATTCCCCGCGATTCCAGAAGCAAACGTCGACGCAATGCTATCGCCATTTGCTGCACTTCCGTCGACCGTACAGCCGGGAATTGCAGCCGATGGAATGCCACAGGGCGAATATACGCAGCTCGGGCAGAGGGCATTTTCTAACAATCAAAAACGCATCATGCAAACTCTGCAAAAACTGGTGGACGGCGCAGTGACTCAAGTGATGGCTGAGCAAACGCTCGCTTCAATTGGCCTCGCTCCTGATCGCATCGCAGCACTCATCGCAGACGCATTGGACGGCGGCATTGAGCCGTCAGTCATTCAGGAGGTTGCGGTATGAAGCCAGTAAGCATAACAGCATTTCTTCGCCTGAAAGCCAACGGAGCAGGCAAGCCGAAACGGTTCTCGATTCTCGCATACTCAGGCGGAACACTTCCAGTTGATGGATTTCCGCATCCTGTCGTGGTGGATCTGGCTGGCCTCGAATTACCTGGCTCAATTCCAATTCTGATCGACCACAAAAAGAGCGTTGAAGCAACCCTCGGACTCACTGACAACATCCATAACGACGGCACGAAACTGACGCTTGCTGGCGCGGTTACGGGGCAGTCAGCACTTGCACAACAGGTACTCGCACAGGCCGCCGCAGGTCACACATGGCAGGCGTCAATTGGTGCGATGGTCATTGAATCGGAAGACATTCCAGCCGGTCAAACGGCAACAGCAAACGGGCAGACCTTTACAGGGCCTGTTGTGATCGCACGGCGTTCCGTGCTTCGTGAAACGTCGGTCCTTCCAATGGGGGCGGATTCGACAACTTCAGTGAATCTGGCAGCATCCGCTCGCCGGTTTTTGAAAGGATCGGCAGCTATGTCGTTCGAAGATTATTGCAAGAGCTTGGGGCTTGATGCCGCCACTCTAACGCCAGAAGCTGCCGCTGCTCTGCAGGTCAGTTTCTCGGCAATGACCGCACCAGCTGCGCCAGTGATGGCCGCTCCCGTTGCTCCGGCATCTGCACCCGCGATGCCGACGGCAGCCGCTCAGGCCATACTTGACCTGACGGCGTCATTGACGGAAGGACGAAAGCAGATCGCTGCTCAGTTCCGCAAGTCAGCAGAGATCCAGGCGAAGGCGGCTGGCCATCCAATGATTGCTGCAACAGCAATTGAACAGGACTGGTCAATCGAGAAGGTTGAACTGGAAGTCATTAAGGCCTCGATGGCGTCAGGCAAGACTCGTCCGACATCATTCGGAACGGCCCAGAATGCACCTGAACTGATGCCTTTGGTTCTTGAAGCCGCGTTGTGCTCAACACGCGGAATCAAAGACACCGAAAAGCAGTTCGACGACAAGACGTTGCAGGCTGCACATTCTCAGTTTCGTCGTGGGGCTGGTCTTCAGCAGATCATGCTCATGGCGGCTGCTGCCAATGGTATGCCAATGTCCGCCGGGCTGAAGATCACAACCGGAAACATTCGCGAAGTGCTCAGTTACGCTTGTCCAGACGGACGAACCGTGAGTGCCGCGTTTACGGCGATTAGCCTTCCGGGCATCCTGTCGAATGTAGCGAACAAAGAGTTGCTACAGGGTTACATGGAGGAGGATATGGTTTGGAAGGAAATCGCCCAGACGAAGACCGTCAGCGACTTCAAAACCGTCACGAGCTACCGCCTGCTTGATGATATGTCCTATGACAAGCTCGGCCCTGGTGGCGTGATGAAACACGGCACCCTGAGCGAAGAGTCATTTACTCGCTCGGTCGACACCTACGCGAAGATGGCAAGCCTGACGCGACAGGACATCATCAACGATGATTTGTCGGCGTTCGACGATCTTCGCAATCGTATCGGCCGTGGCGGGGCCATGAAACTGAACGATCTGTTCTGGTCGACGTTCCTAGGCAACCTTGCGACGATCTTCACGGCAGCTCGAACCAACTACATCACCGGGGCGACAACTAACCTCGGAACTGATGGCGTCGGTCTTGGACTTGGGCAGAAGGCCTGGCGTCAACGAACGACTCCATCGGCTGATGGGGCAAAGCGGCTGTCAGGGACTGCGAAGTTCTTGCTTGTTCCGCCAGAGCTTGAAACCGTTGCAGACGCTCTTTACGGAGCACGCAACATTGCGGCCGTCAAGGTTTCGGATGTCAACACATTCGCAAACAAGTACACGCCGATCGTCGCCAATCAGCTTTCTGATTCGTCGATTAGCGGATACTCAACCACAGCATGGTACTTGCTCGGTGACAAGTCACAGGGTACGCCAGTTGTTGTGAGCTTTCTGAACGGCCAGGAAACGCCGACCGTCGAATCTGCTGACGCTGACTTCAATCAGCTTGGCATTCAGTTCCGTGGCTATCACGACTTCGGGTGTGACCTCGGCGACGGATACCTAAACGCACTGATGAGCAAGGGTGCAGCGTAGTCACTTCGTGACAATGACGACATGAGCCTGCCGGAGTTGTTCCGGCGGGCCACTTTTGAACACGAATTTTGGAGGTCACGAAGATGCCGCAAGTTCCGGCTCAAACATATTCAGACGATTGTGCAATCGACTACACGCCATCTGTCGCAGTAACTGGCGGTGACGTTGTCGTTCTCAACGGAATTGTCGGTGTAGCAATCACCGACATCGCAGCGAGCGATCTCGGCTCACTGGCAATCGACGGGATCTTTCAGGTTCCCAAAACAACTGCCGCATGGGTTCGAGGTCTTGCGGTCCACTGGAACGCTACCGGAGATCCGGACAGCGGAACGGCCGGAACGGGTGCAGCGAATCAACTCGGTAACGGCGTCTACATGGGCGTTGCTGCGGAAACAGAAGCCAGCGGAGATGATCGCGGTGCGGTCATCCTGAATGCCGCTTTGCCATCAAGCAACAACGCAGCCGTTACGGCGACAACCGGCGGTGCGACAACTGGCCTGATTCCAGCCGCAGCAAGTTTTGTGACAGTCACAAGCGACAGTGCAGACAAGCAAATTAGCCTTCCAGCCGGATACGTCGGCAAGGTGCTGCGGATTCTCGTGGGAACGACAGCATGTGAGCTGATCTCGGCAGTTGCGGCTGACAAGGTCAACGAAGTCACGGTTGGCGCAACAAACGAACTCGCACTGACTGCAGAAGCACTTTACACCTGCGTTTACACCAAGTCTGGTTTCTGGATCGTCAACGGTCAGACCAAACTCGGTGCGGCAATCGCTACTCTGGTTCCTGACGCATTGTGATTTGAGTAATTCATGAGCGACTTTGATGACGCAATCGGAGAGATGACGGAAGACCTGCTCACGGAAGCGGGCGAGTTTTTCGTTTATCGTCGCGGCTCAGTGTCAACGACAATCACTCTCCGAAAGAGTTCTCAGCAGTCGATGTTCATGGATGCTGGCAACGGGCAAACAATCGAAGTGAGGCCGGTGGATTTCATCGGCCTCACTTCAGCCCTGCCATATGACCCGCCAGAAAAGGGCGACTTGATTATTTCCGGTGCAGATCGCTTCGAAGTGCAGTCGACGACATCCGAAAAGGTGTTCCGGCGAATCAGTTCACAGATGACTCGGATACATGCGAAACAGGTTAAGTGATGGCCGTTACTCAATCACCGTCAACCGAAGCAATGTCCGCAATTGTTGAGCAGATCAACAGCGGAACGGCTTACGAATTGTCGGTTACGGCAACCTACAGCGAGACGCTCGACGACGAACTGGAGGACATTCCGGATCTTCGCGTCGATGTCGTCCAGGAAGAAGAAGAGCAACTCAACGAAACGCTGGACGTAGAAGACAGAACGTCTCACATGATTCGCGTCTGGATTCGGAAACGAACACCGACGCAAGACGACATCGACGCAGTGAAGTTGATCGTGCGGCAAATATGGCAGCGAGTCAACAACTTCAACTCGTCGAATGCTCGGGTCAAGGTTTGGGAATGTGACATGGACCCGAAAGAGGTTCCGAACAAAATGATTCTGAATCAGTCGGGGTTGTTCGTGGCTTCGATGCTGATGCGGGTGGAAGTTGAGGCCAGCGCGTGACAGCCAGCGTTGACGGGCTTGAGGCGATTCTAAAGCGGATGGAGACGCTGAAGCAAACGTCAAAAGTCTCAGTGATGCGATCCGCAATCCGAGGTGGATTGAATGCCATCGGAAAGCAAATGAAAGCGGACCTTGACCCTGATGCAAAACAGGGCAAAGTCGCGGTCAAGAGTAAATTCAAAAAGGGCAAAAAACGAATCACGGCAAAAGTCGGTTTTGGTGTCGGAAAGAAACGCGGCAAAACATACCCAGTCAACCGCAAAGGAAATCGAAAGTCTGGCGTTGGAATTGACGGCAACAATGTGCATTGGTGGGTCGCAGGAACAGGCCGCAGATCGACCGGGGCTGGTAAAGGCCGAAAGCGTGGCGGGCGGCAAATGTATCGTGGATCAATGCCAGCGATGCAGCCAGGGCTTGCAACGATTGCCTATGCAAAAAGCAAAGGCAAGGTTAAAGCAGAAATGATTAGGCGTGGTGCTCTTCAACTCGAAAAGGAAGCTAAAAAGCTCCAAAGGATAAACTAACATGGCAGCGAAAGTGAAGTCGAAGGGCACGGCTCTTTTGATGGAAATTACATCGGTCTATACGGCAATCACAGGACTGAAGCAGGTCAGCATCACCGGCATTCAATCCGAGACATACGAATACAAGGTACTCGACGGGGCTGCCGCAATTGCCCATGCCGCGACTGGTTATGTGCAAGTCGCCACGATCAACGCAGACATTTTCCGAGATCCAGATGACACTGTTCATGCCGCTTTCATCGCCAAGTGCTACGCGCCAGTCGACACGAACTTCAAAATCACCTACGCCGACGCGACTCCGCTCAGTGAAATCTACAGCGGTGTCGGATTCGGCATTGATACCACAGCAGCTCCGGCAGATGGCCTGAGTTCTTCAATCACGATTCAGACATCCGGAGCACCTAGCTAATGAAAGCTCGCTTGGTTCTTGAACAGTTCATTAATCCAAAGAATGCCGCTGCGTATTTGCAGGATTCGATTAAGTATCGGTTCGGCAAGGACACAAACGGAAACACGGTGCCAATTGCCTACATTGAAGCTGGCACAATCATTGAGGGAGATCAGGCCGTCTTTATGTGCAAGACAGGTCAATGCTCTCCAGCGGATGACGAATGTGCCGCTGCTGTCGGAATGACATTAGATCAAATTGCTGCGCAGCAAGTCGAGTACAAGATGAACTCCCTCGGCATCAACAACAGTGCCGATCGTGAGTTGTACAGAGCTGGTGTGATCAAAGGTTATGACAAAGACCTGAAACCAATTCCGGGGCCGAACTGGGAAGCGTATCAGGCGGCCAAAGCTGAAACTGAAGACGAGGACGTTTGATGGCTCTTTCTGTCGTTGACCGGATTCGAAAGCGTGCGTTTTATCCGCTGACGTTGGTGAATGGTGAGAAGATCCATTTGCGAGCGTTGACAGGGCAGCAGTTACAAACGGCCCGCTTGTTCAGTGAAAAGGATTCATCAATTGGGTACGCGATCGGATGCTCATTGCTTGAGGACGGCGGCGACCCCGTTTTTGTGCCAACTGATGAGGAATCGTCTGAAGCATTTGGTGAACGAGTGATGGCCGCAATTGATGTTGGTCGAGACGTTCAGCAGCAGATCGTTGCAAAGATTTTCGAGATCACTAATGAGCCTGACAAAGCCAGAGCGGAAGCCATCGTAAAAAACTGATGAGGGACGGGGAGTCGCGGTTCGCCGCAGACCTTGCCCGTTCCGTTGGTCGATTTGATTGGTGGAACATTAAGGCAGAACACACGCCTTATGAGTGGGCGTGTCAAATTGCGATGTACCAGGTGAATCCGTTTGGCGACCGGCGAGCGGACATGAGAGCAGCAGTCGGCGCAACAAATCAGATCATTGCGACATCGGCTTCAAAGTTGCCACCGGAAGACGTGCAGGCGTTGTTCGTGTCGATGCGAGATTACCTAAGATGCAATGAGAACACCGACGAAGAAGACGTTGATTTTGAGGCACTGCGGAAAGTAAAAGGATCGACGTAATGGCGGGACTTGGTGATCTGGTCGTCAACCTATCTGCCAACACGCAGAAGTTTGATAAGAACATCAGCAAGAGCCAAGGCGGCCTGAAAGCCTTTGCCACGTCTGCAATGTCCGCACTGAATCCCGTTACGGCAGCATTCACGGCAATGGCGGCGGGTGCTGTCGGCGTTGGTGCTGCGGTCTGGGGATTGACAAGCCGAATTGGCACTCTTGCCGGTGTCGCGGATAAAGCTGCACAGACTGGCCTTAGCGGAGCGTTTCTCCAGCAGCTTGAATATGCAGCCGATCAATCCGGAGTGTCTGCGGAAACTCTGACTGGTGGCATAAAAAAATTGACGGTCATGATTGGCAAGGCAGGAAGCGGAAGCAAAGAAGCCGCGGACGCATTGAAAGATATCGGGTTGAGTGCGACGGATCTGCAACGTCTTTCCCCGGAACAGCAGTTTGAAAAAGTAGCAGCAGGCATTGGCAAAATTCCAACAGCAGCAGGGCGGGCTGCGGCTGCCGTCAAGATTTT